GATCCAACTCGCCGAGGGCGGGAAAATCACGACCGAAGCGCTCCAGGAACAGATCCAGACCACGATGCAGACGGCCATGGAGACGGCCATGGAGACGTCGATTCAACTCGCCAGTGCCGGTAAAATCACGACCGAAGAACTCCAGGAACAGATCCAGACCGCGATGCAGACCGCGATGGCGACGGCTTTTGAGACGTCGATCCAACTCGCCAGTGCCGGAGAAATCACGTCCGAAGCACTCCAGGAACAGATTCAGACCGCGATGCAGACCGCGATGCAGACGGCGTTCGAGACATCTATCCAACTCGCCAGTGCCGGTAAAATCACGACCGAACAGCTCCAGGAACAGATCCAGACCTCGATGCAGTCCGCGATGGCGACGGCTTTTGAGACGATGATTCAGACTGCAAATACCAGAGAAATCACAACCGAACAGCTCCAGGAACAGATCCAGACCGCGATGCAGACCGCCATCGAGACTGCGATGTATTTGACGATTCCTGGAAATAACAATTTGACAGTTGAACAAATTCAAAACAAGCTCCAAAATGCGATGCAGACTGCTATGGAAGTTGCGTTCGAGACGATGATTCAGACTACAGACACCGGTAAAATCAGAACTGAGCAGTTTCAGGAACAGATTCAGACGGCGATGCAGACTGCTATGGAAGTTGCATTTGAAAATTCGATAAGACTCGCTACCGGGGGAGAAATCACGTCCGAACTCATTCAAACGGAAATGATCAAAACACGCATTCGCATCGAAGAGCAATTAAAAGCTCGAGTGGCGAACAGAGTAAAAACAAATAAATTTTTACTCAAACACGCTCTTGTATCGTCAACAGTCATCGCTCGTTCTATCGAAGGGAAACCGAAATACGACGAAAATGGCAAGATTGATTTGTTTGTAAGTTCAGCTTCATTTACGAGATTCAACCCTCAAGCGGCAGCTGCAATGGGATACACGCCGAGAAAGTCTTTACTTTCAAAACAACGACATGTTGATAGATTAGGGAGAGGTCTCGCAAACAGATACGGTAAATTCGTAGAGTCGTTTGACAGATACCTGGCAAAAACGAGAAAATTCATGAGTAAAAACGCCCGCCTTCCCGGAGGACGCGCCATGGACACGCTCATTAATTCAAAAGTGGGTGGTCTCGTCTTCAATTTGGTTGATATGGTTGATATCATTTCAGACGTATTGTCTGTTGTGTGTACGTTCACAGATGGCTTTTTTTACGATCCAGCTGGGACTGGACTAAGTTGGGAACCATGGGACCCATCGACGTTTGAACACGCCGCACAACGAATGATCAACGCTCAGCTCAACACGATCGACGAGTACAATCGTTCAATTTTACCGTCGGACTACGATTACCCGAATTCATTGGCTCAGTACCCGCTCATTGTAGGACCGCTTGAGAAGACTCCTATACCAGACAGGTACCAAGGGGACACAGAATACATCCAGTCCGTCATCACATCTGAAATCAGCGCCGTACTCGAAAAGATTCTGCGAGATACTACAATTCCAGAATACCAGAGATTCCGTGACAGATTACGAACAGTCGCATTCAACGGAGACCAGTCAGAAATGGACGCATACTACACAGATCCGGAATATCCCGACGAGAAACTAATTTATAAACTCGTTGTTCTGGAACAGGCGAGTTGCAGAGATTATGACGATTTGTATCGAATCGCGTTCACGGACGTGTGTACGACGGCGACGGTTGAAAATGGCGTGGTGACGCGCCCAGCAGGTGTCGTCTATGAAGACGAGTACGAAGGAGTTACGTGCTCGAATGATCCAAACTACAAACGGAAACGATTCCAGTGTGGGTACAGGACGATGGAAGAATGTAAAATAAACGCCTTTGAGTACATGGAAAGTAACGGACAAATCGGAACGTACGGCGAGTGGTGGGACGACATGTCGACTCTCAAAGACACACGCACCAATCCTACAGGAACTGTAATCGTGCCACGAGACAGATTCATACACAATAGCCCAGTAGGTGCGTGTATCGTCACGGGTCAAGGTATACGTTCCATGTGTAAACAGGCGACTTTGACGGATACCCATTACAGTTTTGAGCAACACAAGTGTGTATTCGACGAATCATTATGTCAATCGTTCGGAACGTGTGTCGCGACGAATTCGTCTGGACAGACCTATTGTAAAATACCAAAGATTCTCCAAGGGTCACAAAATTTCTTCGGAAGTCAGATGCCGCGCGAGTGGGTGCGCGTGAACGGATGTCACTCCATCGACCTCGGCGACGACGAAGTTGCAGGTGCGTTTAATTTTTTTGCAAATAACGGAAAACACTTTTTCAACGACATGCTCAAGAATCAAGCCAACTGGAACAAGGGAATGAAGGAGATGTTCATCGGAAGTAATGCATTGGATACGTGGATGAATCTTGCAACGAGCATAGGACCTATGATTTTAGGATATTTGGGTATGACTTCTGGTCCTCTCATGATTCTTATTTTCATCGTCGTCGGGTCGCAGATGGCTGATGCAGCCGTGAAAGCAAATCGTTCAGCTGCTCAGATACAGCCTAACGACGCAGCCGAATATACGATCGGTGGATGGAAAACAAATCAGGTGTACTCGAACATATACGCTCTAGAAATCATGACAAAAACGAGCGCATCGACGACTTACGTACATTATTTACAACCAGGAAACAAGGTTCGATTTTTAAATTTGAAATGGACCAACGGAACAACCACACAAACAATCTCAGCAGTGGATGTTACTATTTTGACAGTACCAGATTCGACGAGTTTCACATTCAACACGATTCAATTGGATCCGTCCAAAACAATCGAAACCAGTCTCCCTGGATTTACCAGCTTCGTCGACAAAAAAGGGTACGTCAAACTCATAAGCCCAGCCAACATCACGTACACACCAAACCCTCAAACGGGGCGAAGCAAGATGCCTCAGCCGGTCGGGTACATGGATGGATGGTTGACGAAACCTCTTCGTCCAAAGAATGCCAATGGTCAAATCGTCCCCGTGACGGCCGGCGTCGACGAAATCGCCGGCGTCGTGCAGAAAAACTTTTACATTGACGTCCAAGCAAACAACAGAGCCTACAGAGAGGGAGATAATTGTCCTCCGACGCTCGCAACGATCGCGAGTCTCGCGTCAAGAATCTTCAATTTGAAAAACAGATTTAATTCGTGGAATTTTAGTCAAGTAACAGCAGATATTAACCGTGATTTGGCTATTATAAGTGCGAGTTATGAAACGGCTCGAGCTCAGACACAAGCTCGACTCGATGATCTTAGATCACAGAGACGAGATCTCGAAAACGCGTGTCAAGGAATAGGTTTGATTGACGGTACGTGTATCGAAATTGTAGCGAGATACGTCGGTGGAAATATCCAAGGTGCATTCTCGGAGCTTGATGACATGATTGTTCAAACCGGTTTGGCACTTGAAGCCATAGGTGAAGCCATGGCTGCCGGTATACGAACGCTATTTACAGAATTTGCTAACCAAATAAAAGGGTATTTCGAAGAGTACTACGATATCATGAAAACGACAGCAAATCAAGATTGGTCTGGTCGGTGCGTCAATCGACGCATTGAACAAAATAAGGATCTCGCCGAAGCGATGGGTGATTTCGTGTGTGGAAAGCTTCTTCGACAAGTTACACGACAGGTTCTCGAGGCGATGAATTGTCCAAGCGATATTATAGACACTATCATGGATATCGAATATTGGGGGCGCGTAGTTGGTTCGGCTGGTCTGTGTGCATCGAAGTGCATCACAACCGGTAAGATTAATATCGACGTAGATGCATTTTCACCCGAATGTTACATGGCGACAGCTGTCGATTCCGCGACGGGAACGATCACAGCCCCTGGAAGTTCCATGATCAACATGCACATCAACTGGGACGATTGGATGGACAGGTACGAATACAAGCGCCTCTGTTATGAAGGAACGACTCCGATGATTCGCGCATGGAGCGCCTCGTTAGCAAACAGTATGTGGTGCATTCCTCCACAGCCACCCGAATCGTGGGCGGATCCGAACATAGGCATTCTCGATCCACTGGCAACGCAATACGCAGTGAATAGATCATGGACGAATTTCGGTGATGGACCCGAATATTTTTCGTTTGATTACCCCCAGTACCCTGACGGTGTTTTGTATCAGCAAACGGCCGAGACGAAGCTGAGAGACAGCGCCAAACATTGGTGGTACCAGCTCGTGTACAGCAAAGAAGATTTCAACAAAGACAATTTATGGAACGATGCCGTGCTTCAGGAACACTTTACACATGAAACGATCGCACAGATGAGAGCCGAATACTGTATGGATGATTTGCTAGGAACTGAAGATATCGATCCCATACCGCCTGCTCAGATTAACGACAAATGTTGGGGCTACTTGTCGATCGCCATCCCAGGCTACAAGTACACGCCTATGGCCATCTTATCAAAGATTACTCAAGCGGCGTAAGGATCGTAAACAAGGGGGTACGTGCCCGGACCGTTTTTGTATGCGATGCGCCAGAACTCATCAGTTCCAGCGGTTCCACCAGACTTGACTGCCGCATACTTTGTGGTGTTGTACGAGATGCTTGCGGCGGCACCTGTCGGTCTGTACACTCCGCTGGGAATGAGCGCGGCGGTCGCGTTGAGCGACGTCGAGATGTTGACGGTTGCGGTCGGAACGTTGGTAATCGTCGGCGAAGACGTGTAGCCTGAGCCGCCGTTGTTCGTGAGAGTCACACCGGTGAGCATCCCACCGGAGACGACGGCAGTTCCCGTCGCTGTAGTACCTGACGTCGGTGCCGAGAATGTCACTGACGAACCGTTCGTTATTCCAGCCGGAGCTGTTGTATTTGCTGGGATCGTCACGCTTGTCACGGGACCACTGAGCGTGACGACGCCGGCACCCAGCGCCCACTTCATGATGCTCACGTCCGTGATACCACCGGCCGGTGCATAAAACTTCTTATTATTTGTGTCCGTGTACCCTGAACCAGGGTCAGTGGTTGCAACTACCCAGTTTCTGTAAGTAGCTGAATCGTCCGTGGTTACCAACCCAACAGTCTTGGCGTAAAATCCTGGACAGACGCTCGCGAGGTATTTCTGGGTCGCGTTTGCCAAATCCGCCTTGCGTGCCGCCTCGACGACGGCTTGCTGTGTAGCGGAGTTCCATGTGAATGGCGATGTCGGTAGAGTCGTCCACGATCCGGTCGTGGTTGCGAAATTGCTCGTCTGCTGAGCTCGAGATATGGCCGGTGCATAAGCCGTCGTGATGGCTTGGATATTCTGTTGGTATGTATTATAGGATGCATATGCTGCAGGATCGTCCGACTGTGTAGGAACGACCGGGCGGTTGCTTGGAGGCTGTGGCAGATATCTACAGTGAGTCGTGGTGTACGTCTGTGTAGCAATCTTCACACACGCGTCACGGGCGTTATATGCCGTTGTGATGTTGGCGACCGCCGTCTGAGGTAAAACGGTTGCAGGGGACACTACCGTTGAATCGATATTGAACACTATAGAACTGCTAGTTGTACTCTTGACGGAAAGCACGACCGATTTGCCATCGGCGTTGAGAATACCTGGGATGAGAACCTTGGCGCCGGAACTAAACATATTCGTCGGATCGCTTGCCACGTTCAGTGTGCGCTGAGCATCCGTCGAGTTGGCACCCATGGTCAAGGATTGTGATGCAGTGGTTGTCAGGATCGACGGCGACGTGACGAGGTCTGTTGCGTACTGCGTCTGACACGAGAGTGCGTCTGTATTTTTGAACTTGTCCATTCCAGCGGCGACGATCGACTTTACGGTTGCCGGAGCCACGGCGATTGTTGCTGTCGCCAAACCGGTGAACGTTGCCGTTGCCGTTGCTGATCCCTGTGTAATAGTGATGGGATTACCCGTTGCAAATCCTGTGCCGGTCACGACCGTAAGCCCTGCTGGTGTCAATGCTCCGGTGACAGTTATAGTTGCCGTTCCTTTGCCTGTTGAGCCCTGTGTAACCGTAGCTGGACCAGGAGTGAAACCCGTGCCTGCTGTTGTGATTGTAAACACCGTGAGAGTCTGTCCCTGGGTCGCTTCGACGGTGAATTGCGTTGTGCTACTCGCTGGTATCGAGTTGATGTATACGGCGCTACCTCCTGCTGCAAGAGTGGCTCCGCCGGCAGTAGCTCCCGGTGGATATCCTGTCACCGGCTTGGTGAATGTGATACCCGAAACACCCGTAATGTACACGAGATCGCCTACTGAGAATCCATGAGGTGCCGTAGTAGTAAATGTCGCTATACCACTTGCAATTGTGGGCACGGCCGTGATCGAAAAGCTACCCTCTTCTGAGGCATTTGGGTATGCGTAGTTCGACCGACGGAAGAAACGAATGACGATGAAGACGACAACCACGAAGATGGCAACACCCACGAGGATCTTCCTGAGCTTGGGGCTTGACAAATCCATTAATACTCGCTAAGAAAATTATTACTTGGTGTTTCTGTGCATTACACGTTTTGTATACACCTGAGATTGGTCCAGTCTGCTGTATATCCAAGTGGACAATTCACAATTGAGTTTGCACGGCATGTTTTATGATCCGTGCAACCATATATAGCTTGAGTGCTCCATCCATCCGGACTATAACCAGACTCCGGACACCGGTATGTACACCCGAATATTACATAGTCATGACTAGATGAACTATCACAATAATGTTTATCACCGGCGCGTAAAGTTCCTCCAGAAGGACATGTTATATTTGTTGCGTTACATATTCCTACTGAAGTTCCTCCGCATGAAGTTCTTGTATATCCAATTGAGCAAGTCAGGCACACCGTACAAACACCAGACTCGTCGATGTATTTACCGCTTGCACAAGTACAAGTCGTGCTCGCCCCTGAAATTGCATTGTATACAGTACTTGTTGTGAATCCATAATTACACACGTACGTACACGTTCTATCTGTCGACCCGATACACCCTGCCGTTAGAACCGTTCCGTTTGTAGGCGCGGCTCCGCACGTCGAGCACACCGTACACGTTCCGTTGTTGTCATAGTACCCCGGTTGACATGAGCGTGCACACGTTCGATCGTTTGTTGTATTGATGGTAAGACATCCTGCTGCAGTGTACACAGTACTTGTTGTGTTAGCCGGGCACGACGAGCACGCCCCACATGTTCCGTCCGACTTGATGTAAGAGCCAGCGGGGCAAGTACAAGTCGTGCCCGCCCCCGAACCCGAAGTAGTGAATCCAGATTTACAAGCGTATGTACACGTTGCATTTGTAGTCGTCGTACACGACGTCGTTGTGACAGTTCCGTTTGTAGGTGCGGCTCCGCACGTCGGGGTCGAGCACACCGTACATGTACCGTTGTTGTCGTAGTACCCTGGTTGACATGATCGGGTACAGATTCGATCGCTTGTTACATCGGTATGAAAACCATCACAGCCTCCTGTAGTAGTGTACACAGTACTTGTTGTGTTAGCCGGGCATGACGAGCACGGTACACAGTATCCGTCCGACGACCTGATGTAATAGCCAAACGAACATGTACACTTCTTAGGCGTAGTAGGCGTACTATCGAAGAGCCTATAACCATTTCTACACGATGTGGGTTCACATGAACCAGGTGATGTCCCTCCGCAACCAACTGCCGTTGTCGGATAAATAGAGCTCACACTGTTTGTTTCTGTACATGTTGCACACGTCTTACACGTTCCAGTAACTGGATCTTTGTATTGATTGTACCCGCAGTCGGTCCAACATAAAGGTCTAGAATCATCTGCTATTTTAATAGTATAACCCGGGGTGTAACTGCAAGAGTATTGTTTCGAAGTACCACAGTAATTTCCCCAATTTGGTACGTTAAATAGTGTTCCTCCATTTGGACATGTATAATAATTAGTACAATTATTTGTAACTATACCATTTCTAACAACACAATATCGTTGTGAAGTAGCGCTATAAGCACAGTCATAATATGACGCAGTCTCATAACCAGCGGTTGCTGAAAAATATTGTGGACACCTATAATCAGCAACCTCAAAACAGTCGTAATATGAAGTTTTCCCCGTGGTTAAAGTAGACGAACCCCATCCACATGAATTACAACTCGTGACACCATTCGCTATTTGAGAATAAAACCCTATGTTACACGAGTACGTACACGATCTATTAGTTGAATCGGTACACCCTGTCGTCTGGACCGTTCCGTTTGCAGGTGCGGCTGCGCACGCCGTGCACAGCGTACATGTACCGTTGTTGTCATAGTATCCTGTTTGACACGAGCTTGTACATGTTCGATTGATTGTTGTATTATTTGTATCACACCCGGACGCTGTGTATTTAATATTTGTAGTGTCAGGCGCGCACGTCGAGCACGCCGCGCATGTTCCGTCCGCCTTGATGTAAGAGCCAACAGGGCAAGTACAAGTCGTGTTCGCCCCCGAACTCGAAGTAGTGAATCCAGACTTGCAAGCGTATGTACACACCGTGTCTGCCGTCGGTGTACACGACGTCGATGTGACGGTTCCGTTCGCAGGTGCGGCTGCGCACGTCGCGCACAGCGTACATGTACCGTTGTTGTCATAGTACCCCGGTTGACATGAGCGTGCACACGTTCGATTGATTGTTGTATTGGTTGTATCACACCCGGACGCTGTGTATCTAGTGCTTATTGTGTCTGTGCACGTCGAGCACACCTCGCATGTTCCATCCGCCTTGATATAAGAGCCAACAGGGCAAGTACACGTCGTGTTCGCCCCCGAACTCGAAGTAGTGAATCCAGACATACAAGCGTATGAACACGTTGTATCTGTTGTCTGTGTACATGTCGTTGCAGTGAGTGTTGCGTTCGTAGGTGCAACAGGACATACAGTACAAGACGTACATGTTCCACTCGAATTGTAATACTCGACAGTTGGTGTGCACAATTTAAACGATAATATATCGATAATGTTCTGGAACGGAAATTGAATCTGATCGAGTGAGATCGCGTCTGTGCTAATGATGTCGTTGTAACTAAAAGTGAGTACGTCCACGGCTTTTGCCAAACCTGTCTGAATCTGCGCAGTAGTGATTGTGTCTGGTTGTCCCGGTCCTCGTGACACTTCGATTACGGTTTCGCTCAGTTTATCCTGGATACTAGCGAGAGCCGCCTGAATCAGCGAATCTTCGATTCTCGGGATATCATAGATCTCTCCAACTGTAACCTTTTTGATAATTTGTAGTTTTTGATACGAATCTTCGTACTTTAGGTACAAATTTTCGACGAGCTCAAGCATGGGCTTAGTTATTCTATCTTTTGGATCGGTGAGGTTAGACATAACGTCGCTATAGTAACGAAACGCCGGATCTTGTGTTGACCATATTCCTTGAGGCGGAGTTATTAACGTAGGTTTTGTACCTGAAATATAATAATCTATCGAATCGCTGAGTGCGTCTGACAGGGAAATTTCATCAGTATCTGTCTTATTCTGGCGAATGAGTCTGTAAAGTTCCGCGACGCCAATTGTACCTACATTTTGTTGTGCCCCGGCGCTTCCCGTGTTTGCAATTGCGTTCAGATCGTCGTCGTTGATGCCGTAAGCTTCGATGATGTACTTGTTCGTTTCGGATATGAGTTTGTTGAGTATGGTAGTTTTGAATTTGTTTATCGTGTCTTTCAAAAGCTGTAATAAATTATCTATGATATGCTTTTCATCGCTTCTTACAGAGTTGAATTTTGAAATTATATTACTTAGTGATGTAAATGGATTGTTACTTGTAACTGCACTCATGTATAAATTTTTCACATCGGTGTAATAACCGGGTAAAAATGCGTAAAAATTCGAAATGTAGTTTATGTGTGTAGTCCAATTGTCCGTGAGCGTCCCAGCCCCAAAACGTGTGTTGACTTCATCTAATTTATTTTTGATACAAGTTGCCTGATCGTTACAATAACTCGAATACAGCAAAGCCATTTCAATCACAGGCAGAAGTGAATAATTGTTTATGAATACATGGAAAACCTGATATTGAATCCATCGTCTCAGACTCTTGTTATCTGACGTTCTCGAATCATCAGAATACGATGCCGATGGAAAAATACTCGAACCGGTAAAACCGAACAGCGCATAATATTCTGCAATGTCGATTGGAGTCGTCGGTAAAGTGACGACGTTCACTGTATCTGGACTTGAACTCGCCGGATCGAACCCGTTCGGAACGTCGATGACGATCCATTTTGTATTCTCAGTGGAACAAGAAGCATCAAGATTTATAGTATATCTCGAAGGATCCACTATGAAAGGATACTTGTTTGTCAAACTCCTATTACACATGGTCCGAGTTGGTGAAGGTGAAACGGTCGTGTTTGGTACTGAAGGTACACACGCTGCGTCAAACGTGAGCGGATAGAGAGAAAAGACATTTTGGAGTTTCTTAACATTTGTTCCGTCGTATGTAAATAGTTTCGAACCATTCGTCGATTGTAAAAGAAAATTTGTATTCGGATAGCTCTGTTTCAAGTAGTCGAGTAAGTTTCGAGGGTTACTCAGCTCAAATATAGAATTATTGAATTCTCGAGAGTACTGTTCGTTCCAGGACATTAAGGAATGATCTGAACCGACGTACTTTTGACTCTGAAAGTTTCGAAACCTAAATCCGTCATTCACGTACTCGACGGATTCGACTAGAAACGTGTTTGAAGAAGCGTTAGTTGTTGGAAGTAAATTATCTTTTGTTGAGTAAAACATAATCGGATTCGGAATCGATACACGCGTCGCGGGTTTGGAACAAATTTTTTCGAGTTCCCTGCCACTTGGACAAACTGAAGCACCTTCGCTGAAACTAGCACCCGAATATCCACTTGGGCAATAGTATTTACAAACCACGTCCCCTTCATAACCCGTTTTGTAACACATGTTACCTAACAATTGATGGAAACCCCGTTTTGGACCAGAATATCTTCCCCACATTCTAAAATCGCTGTTATACGGAAAAGGCGGTGTAGATGTATATATGTCATTATCATCTGATACAGAGGCGTAGTATTCAGTCGTTTCTCCTTTATCATTGAACCATGAAGGATATGTAGTCTGGAACAGTTTGAAGCTGTCCATGTATTCTCTTTTGTTAAAGGTTGTAGAAACGCCGTTCAGTTTCACTGTAATTTGTTCCGTCAAACTGACATCAGAATTACATGTGTATGTCGGAACTGCAAACTGAATTTTATAGACGGAGTATTCGGAAGAATTGCCTTCCGAAACTAAAAGATAATCAGCTGCAACAAAATTCGAATCGGTCACGAACGGTCTTATCGAATAAATCATAAAGTCTCTCGTTCCTCGGGTCCCGTCGCTCTTTTTGACTGTGTGGTTTGGATTCGGTGTGTTCGTAAACAACAAATTCTCAATTGCTTGATTTTTATCCGTGAAAGTTCTCGTGGTACCCAACTCGTCCTGAACAAAGTACGCGCTGTCTTTGTACTGAAACGTACGAGTGGGACAATAGCTACATTCTTGTAAATCGTCTGTACTGAATCCAACTGTAGTTCCTGTGTTGATGAGTGAAGTCAGATTACTGTTACATGTTGGCATGACTGTACACGCGGTTCCGGTGTTTCTGAGCCACGTATTTGAATGATCCAAATTGAGTTGTTTTTTACCAACCGTCGTCGAAACATCTTCCTTCACATAACTCACATACGTGAACGATGCTTCTCCAAATGAGAATGAATTTGCCGTAAAGTCGCTGAAGAATTGACACGTCGAATTCAAAGGGGCATAGTTGAAAGCTTTACAATTCGGTAACAAATCACAAAAACGTGCACACATTTCGGATGATTTTTGATCATCGGCGGTCGGTACCGGTGTAAAAATGAGCCGGACTTCACTTTGTGCAGAGTTGATGGGAATAGTGCTATACGAATACCCAGGTGGTTGTATGGTGATAACCGGTGGTGTTGCATTATCTTTTACGAATACACCCCTGTTGAGGTTATCAGTGCCTTTCAGACTCGTCATATACTCTGCTGAACTCGCCTTTTGTCCAGTATCCCGTTGAAAATCGTAAGCGACGAGTTTACAACTATCATTTCCGTCACATTCTGTCAAAAGTGTTTTGACTTGTTCAGGAAGGACATCTCGTGTTATTGGTACGGGAAGATCTGTATAATTGGCGTAAACATCCGGATCAATTTTCGCTGCACACGACACGAGGTCTGTTAGGTCCCCCAAACTCCGGGACTGACAGTCCTCGAGTGTCGTGGACATCTCCCTAACTTACAGTGACATCTTTTTTGTACACCTTTATAGACGACAGGGGTGCACATTTGTTCGTAGCCGGATGGATACCGAAACCGGGCGGGCATATGTTTTCTGGTGCAAGTTGATACTTTACATCCGGTAGACACATTTCAAAGTACGATTCTGGACATACGTTTGACGTGCTCTTAGCGCCTCCTGGGATGGAGGTATTGATACAAGTACTGACGTACCCTGGTGCACAGTTTGAAACGGTGACGGTGGGTTCGTACTTTTCTTTTTTCGTCCACCATATGGCGATCAAAATGACAATGATAACGACAATAGACACCCACACCACTTGTTTCATTTATATTTCACCTTAAATTAAATTCTACAAGAAGTTCTTCAATTGAATGGTAGTACCGTTTGAGGTCCTTCTCGAATCGCTTGTCTGCCGTGTGTTTCTTCTGGACGTAGAGCCATGCCAGGTTCGCCTTGGAGTACTTGGTTCGCGTCTGGTTCTCTGTCGGTTTTGACTTCGGCAGCCGGCTCTTCGACGACCCGGTCTATAAAAGAAAGCGCTTGCATGCCCTGACTTAAAATCTTTATACTCTTAATAATATATGCTTCTTTCGATAGACTGTGGCATTAAAAATTTAGCAATGTGTTTGATTGATCCTGTTACAAAAAAGATACACCACTGGGATGTATCAGGAGTTCCTCCTCTTCACGCCGATGGTATATTCATGTGTTTGGTCCGACATCTGAATGAAAGACCGTGGATATTACAATCACACACTGTCGTTATTGAGAAGCAGCCTGACCGTAACAGAAGCATGAAATCTGTTGAGAACCTTCTTCATACGTATTTCTTAGTGAAGGAAAAGTCAGTTGTTATATGGGATGCTCGGCATAAAATCCCTGATGTAGCCGGTCCTGGAAAAACTATGTACGCAAAACGAAAAAAGACATCAATCGAGAGAACTCGTAAGTTTATAGACTCTGATGTAAATCAACATTGGATCGAATTCTTCAATAAACATTCAAAAAAAGATGACTTGAGTGATACTGTGATGCAGGCTATTTCATTTATAGATAAGAGACCTGAAATAGAAGTGACATCTGTTGTTCCCAAAAAAGCAGTTCCCCGTAAACCTACTGAGAATCAAAAACTGACCAAGTACTCGAAAGCAAATTTAGCATACATCTTAAAATCAGGAGGTAATCAGGATGCTCGTTTCAAGAAAGACTTGGCTAGGTATTATCACAGTATAAATGAACTCAGGACTGAGTTTAATATAGTCTAAAACTATTTTATGCACTCAGTATATGGGATGGATATACTTGATAACAAATACGAAAAACAATAAATGTTATGTAGGTCAAACGGTTTCAGAAAGAGTTGAAAAACGATGGAGTGGTCATCGAAGACGTCCTCATGGATTACTCAAGCTAGCATTTAACAAGTATGGTCTAGAAAGTTTCAAATTTGAAACGATTTGCGAATTAGATGATAAAGAACAACTTGATGAACGGGAAATTTTAGAGATTAAAAACAGAGACACTGTAGCCCCAAATGGGTATAATCTAGAAAAAGGTGGAACTAGAAATAAGAAGGATGTAAATCCCGAAACTCGGTTAAAAATGAGTGTATCTCATATAGGACACAAACACACTGAACTCGCCAAACAAAAAATAGGTCAAAGTTCCAAAGGAAGAACTTTTTCAGAGGAACACCGTCAAGCTATCAGTAAAGCAAGAAATGGAATGAAATTTACAGATGAAACTCGAAAGAAAATTAGTATAACTCAGACTGCTAGAACAGATAGAAAATATGGAGTTGACCATCATTCTTCAAAAAAAGTCAATCAGTATTCAAAAGATGGTGTGTTTATAAAAACCCATGACAGTCTTAGTCTAGCTGCTAGTGAAATTGGAGTTAAAAATCCAAGTGGTATTAGTCAGTGTTGTTTGGGAAAATTAAAGACATCTAGAGGATTTATTTGGACCTATTATTAAAGACATAGAGACTTTTAAGTTCATGTCTTGGTGTTGGTATTGTTGCCACCCCTTTGAAGGGCCGGCTATTCATGCACCGTACAAGTATGACGATAGAAGGCGTCATTTTCATACGACGGGTCAGTTTTGTTCTTGGGAATGTGCAAAGGGACACCTGTTGGACGAGCGTGGTCCGCACGCCGGCGAACGCCAGATGCTTCTCGCTCTGATGAGAAAGCACGCGACACAAAAGTACGTACCTACAAAGGCGCCACCGAAGCGGACGGCGCTCAAGGTTTTCGGGGGGACATTGACAATCGAAGAGTTTCGATCCGGAACATCGAACGTTCAGGTGTTCATGCCGTACGAGACACACATGATGCCGACGATAATCACGTCGAACGCCGTCCCTGCACGGAAACAAGGGGATGAAAGTTCGAGCGACCTCGTACTCAAGAGACCCAAACCGTTGGCTAGGGCAAAGAGCACTTTGGAAACATCGTTGGGAATAACACGACGATCAAAAGTCACCCCCTGAAAATAATCAGGGTCACGAGCATAACAAACCACCCTGGAATACGTAGGTTGAGATCCAACGACGGGAGACTCCACCCTCTGTACAGGTCGACAGTGTGAACCGAAGACGTGTCGGACACCACGGACTCGGTGTCGTTGTTGTCCTCGTGCACCTTGACATCTCCCGGGTCACTGTGAGAACGACGGTGGTGCATTTCTTACGTTACGAGTGCGTAGCTTTTTTAGGCCGTTGTTGGAAAAAACGTGTCGCGTCCGAGCCAAGGATCTAAATTCACACCGGTAGTTATCCTAAAACAATGTCTACTGAACATGCTCTTCGTGACTACGCCCGCGAGAAGTTTCAAGAGTTGTATCCTGGCAAGAGCATCAAGCCGAGGAATGCAGAGCTCGCGGTGTACAACTGGACAGTTACAAACACAGAAAAGAATATGATTGTCAACAAAAGCAAACACCACGAGTTGGAAGTGCCGTCGTGGGAAAACAAACTGTTCCGGTGGCGGTACAAGCAAAGACTTCTCAGTGTACTCTTCAACCTCAAAAACAACCCAGACATGATAAAGAAGGTGAAGCCCAAGGAACTCGAGACGTTGACATCGGGGCAGATGTGGCCAGATGGACCCCAAGGGCAGATGGAGCGAAAGATTCGAGAGAAGGAGACGGCGATGGAGATGGTTAAGGCGAAGATGGATGCAGAGTACGAGGGTATCTTGACGTGTCCCAAGTGCAAGTCGAAGAAAACTTCATATTTTCAGCTTCAGTGCAGAAGTGCAGATGAACCGATGACAAATTTTTGCAACTGCATCTGTGGTCACAGATGGAAGTTCTCTTGATAACTCACATAAAAAACATTTTTATAGAAACTTTTTGTTCTGATAGCACTCGAAACCCCGCCTTTTGAAAAACCAGGCTCTTTAGAAATATCTGAAAGAGATTTGAACGTTTTTATCAATTCACCCTGCTTATCAAAACAATAAACATTCTTGTAATATTTCTCCATTGACGTGCTCATAGTTTCCTTAAATTGAGGCTTATTTTTACGAATTTCCCAGGCTTTTTTCATTTTTTCAATTTGATCGGGTGTTCTCTTTGAACCTTTGTTTTGTTTTCCTATGTCTTTGAGTTCGGGTCGTTCTTGGTATTTTTTGATACAAGCTTCTGACATTCTTTTACGCATTTCATCTGTATATTTGTTCTTGTCCACGATACGGAGTTCAGGTCGTTCTTGATATTTTTTGATACACGCTTCTGATAAGTTTTTACGTTTCTCGTCGGAAAATTTACCACCCAACCCACCGTATGTTAAATTGTATCCACGTGGATCAATTGTATTAAACTGTTCTATATAATGAATCTCAAGTGCATCTAATTCTTCCTGTGAGCATTCACCTTCCCATAATGTTTCAACGGAAAAACACTCTTGACCATATTTTTGTATAGCATTTCTTAATTTGAGACAACCTGAAAAACTTTTACAATGCTCTTTGAAACGCCGTTCAACTGATCGCGTTGTCTGTCCTACGTACTTTTTACCGTTTTCTAAATTTTCTATAATATAAATAGCACCTTCTTGCATATGAACTAAATTGTGACAATATTTTTATGCTGCTAAAGACTCGATGACCCTTTTGTGTAATGAGCAACAGGTGTTCCGCCACAACCGCCTCGTCCCACCGCTGTCGTCTCCAATGTACAGGTGTCCTCAAGACGTGTCACGTCCACGCCCCTGAGTGTTCGATTTGTTTGGACAAAAATGGATTCAGTTCACGTACCCTCCCATGTGGGCATGTTTTTCATGGTCAATGTATCGGCACATGGTACACGAACGATCGTCGGTGTCCCATGTGTCGCCATTACGATAAACCCAAACTCGTAAAGATTTTCTATGAAGTTGGTCTGGAACCCATCGCACACAGCGTGATTCGACCTCTGTTGAACCAGCTCGTCGAGGAGGAGGTTCTGCAGACGGATCACGTCGGTATTATGCATAACGGTGAACTCATTCAGAGGAGCGGGGAATTGATTGGGTACCTGTGGGGGGAACATCCAGCTCATCCGGCTTAGGTAAAAACAGATGGGTATAGAATCCACCCATCTGCAGGGCGATGTGACCCGCAAAGAACATCCCAAAGTATGTGAAAAAGTCGACTGCAATCTTTTTCCCATCCTTCTCGTCTCTATTACGTGCAATCATGATTGTCGGCAGAGCGCCACATGTCGCCATCAGGAGTGCCTCTTTCATCATCGTGCCGACACCGATATCGACGTCATGAACAGCCAACGCGAGCACAATCATAAACACGACAACGGCGCCGATGATCCATTTCGTCGCTTTAAGCTTGGTCACCTTTTCAACCACTTCCTGCTGCTTCTGTTCCGTCTTTGTCAATTTTTCTTTATCAATCATCGCCTGGTTTTGACCGGAAAACTCCATGACGACGTGGAACAGGAAGAAGATCAGAAATGCGGTGACGCCGAGTGAAACGGCATCCCCGAGCTCCTTCCCTCTGTTCAGGGCGATGTACGTGAATGGGACGCCTGCAGACAGACCGATCACGATGGATTCAAAGAGAAACATGCGTGGCTTTTCCTTGATAAAACTGACATCGGCATTCACGAACGACAGAACCATCAGCAAAATGATGAGTGCGATTTTACTTCCAAAAACACCCGTTTCGAAAGCCTGTCTCGATCCATGTTTGACGCTTTCGATCATCTCTGCGTTTTACTGATAAAAAAATTCTACACAGTCTCACCAGTGATGAGCCTCGTACGCGTCTGGACTGACGTCGGCGCAGACAAGAATGTTTCTCTCGTCGCACGAATCATCGAAACGAACGGTCCCATTTTTACTATTCAATTTCTAAGTCCGACTGAGACCAAAGACAAGCACGGGTGTACGATTTACAAGTACGAGGATGAGACGTACCAGGTTGACGACGACAGCATCACGCACTACCTCGACACGAGCGACGAGGGGGACATTGGATTCGTATCCGTTGGTGATGGTGAATGGATACGCACTGGTGACGAATCAGATGAAGACTATATTCCAAGCGAGGAGGATGACTCAGACGACGAGGAGGACGAAGAAGATGACGACGTCGACGAAGAGTTTGAAGAGGAGGACCTTGAGGATGATGTTGAGGATGATTGTGATGATGAGGAGTGAGTCCAAGAGGGCCGAGTCCAAGTCGCGAAGCGACTTGTCCCGTGCCCATTGTCATCTAGAGAAAAACATCGCCAAAAACTAAATGTCTACGAGCATCTTTATCAAGGCGTTTGATCCAAAGCAGAAGAGCCACGTCGTGTGGCTCAAGAAGATGACTGATATCGCCGATACGCTCGGTGATCCGAAGCGTCACCAGGCTCTGGTTTCCGAGATTAACTCCAACCCAATGGGAGTTAAGCTCGACAATCGTGATGCCCTCATGTGGGTCGAAATTCATTTTGGTGTTGCTATGAAATACACACGCGCAGTGCTCAATGGTGAGGCTGTCATTCCAGCGACGGGTCGTGTCGCTAATGTATCAGACCTTACTCCCGTGGCTGAGGAGTAATTTAATACTCATTTTCGTTTAACAGATTTTCAAGATACGGAACATAACTCTCAACTGGAAGTTCCAACATACATATCTCTCCGTTGATACTAAATGACTCACTGATCGAGTCAACCAGGATCAAATCAAAGTATCGCGTAGCACAAAACACCTTGAGTTCATCTATATCAGACCATTCACAAACGTCGAGGATTTCGAGTGGCTTTTTCTTCGTCGGACCTGCTGTGAATGTCATGTTGCGAAAATCAGGCCATTCGTGCGTGGCCTTGTGGTGGTGTTCGATTATGGAACCCATTGCATGAACGTCGCCACGTCGTTTGAACGCAACTACAGCCATTTTTGAAGGTGTTTCCCATGCCATGATCGAGTTGACGTGTTTATGAAGTGTGAAATACGGTTTGTTGCTCTGGTTCGTCTTCATTGTCGGTGGTGGACGAATCATTGTAGCCATTACAGTTCATGTGTGCGTTTCTTTTAGTCCAGGAGGAAACCGTCCGAGTCCGTCGCGTTGCTGGACAATTTTCATCTTTTTGCGTTCAACTTTTTTGATTTCACGCACGACGATAACCTTGTGATCGTCTCGGTGACATTCGAGCTCTTCACTAACCTGTTCGAGACGATCGATGGCTGCCTCCATCCCACGCTGATGGCGATCAGCCATATATTAGATCTAGAATTCCTTCTCGACGGCGCGGTCGGCGACGCTGTCAGACTCGAGGACGAACCCGGGGCCGTAGAACAGGTGGCGATTACGCGTCTCTTCTGGGAAGTCTGGGGTGGTGTAGCCTGCGTACGAGTACGTCAGCAGCAGGTACAGAGCAATAAGGACGAGGGCGAAGATCAGGACTGGAGTACGGTTTGCCATTATATTACACTGCGATTTTTTTCACGAGGTTTTCCAACTTGACCAGCGTCGGGAGTGAGACGTCACACATTCCGGCGATGGATTCCCTGGTCTGGCCGTACTCGGAGAGCACGGTGTACAACACAGCAGCAGTCACCCCCTTGGGTGTCTTTCCCATCAGAGACGGGTGACACTCCACCTGTTCACACATCCGAATCGTCCGTTGCCGAATACGCCCACGCATGTCGTCCGGAACCGTCACCTGACTGAAAATCCTGGATACGAGGTCTGAAGACTTGGTCGTCGTCGTCTCAACCGTAGGAATCGTCTCTCGAAAAATGTCCGCTGTCCTTGAAATGTCTCGAGGTGGAATCTTGAACGCAGCTGCAATCTCGTGTGTCGTACGAGCGACGTGGGCATCCTGACACGCCCGCATGATACAATTCGCCTTGATCCCGTTTCGGATAGCTCCACGGGTCAGAACGCTCTCACTAAATTTCCGGTACATAATCTTCGCCTGAAGCATCACCGAATCTGGAAGTCCGAGGACGATACGCCCAACCTGGTCTAGTCCTTCATATGCGTGGTGAAGTGCTCGGTCCTTATGGTTCATCGATGTGTGAAAATTGATTCGAGCCAGTCGCTTGTTTGCATACGTCCCAGACGAATGGACAGACATGATGGTTCCCGACCCCCACGAAGCACTGAACAGCGTCGTATTCACGGGTGCACCGACACGCGACGGATCGCTCCCTTCGTCGTTCGCCCCACCGTTCCATTCTGGTTCGTCCGAAATAAAAGCCATGTCAGAATGCCCACACGAGACGCATGTCGGCAGGCCATCTTCGTTTGCAACCCGCGATCCAACAGTGTACAATTGGCCGTCATGCTCCACCATGGTTCCATCATCTGGACAGAATTGACACCGATACTCTGTCCATATGAAGTTTTTACGGGGTTGGTCTTGAGCTTTGCACATCTCAGCAATTGAAAAAAGTTCGTCGACTGAGACCATTTTGTTTGGGGTTTCATCCAGCGCGCTCCTTTCCCGTGGAAAAAACATCTTTTTTTGGTAAGAGATGGACCTTCCACCCGTCCCTCCCGTCGTCGATGTGCCTCGTCAGGTTCGCATCGAAACCGCTCTCAACGAGGCGAGCGCCAAGTCCCTCTTTTCGCCGTTCAACCTCGCCGCCGTGCTCGTGTTTCTGCTTGTGGTGTTTTTCCTGTACAAGCGCTACCGTGACAAGCGTGCGACCGAACAGGCGCACGGCCCCAGCCCGATCACACCTCCGAAGTCGGAGTAATCGATTCAACTTCTGTAGCCTCGTTCCAGAGCGACGACTTGCGTGGTGTACCTACAAAACCAACCGCGGCGTTGGCCAGACTCATCAGGGACATTTTCTTCTCCATTGCTGGTGGTGGAATGAGCGACAGATGGTTTCGGAGCTTCTTCTCGATTGGATTACCCTGTTCCAGCGCCGTGTTGAATTCAGAAAAACACTCCTGAAGGAACGCCTGCCCTTCTGTAGCTCGCAAATCACGGTCGACACTGAGTTCCTTTGAAATTTTTAGCGCCAGACGCTTCATGAGAATCGACGCCCGTAGCGCGTTCGTCATTTTCTCATTGAGCTTCATGTACAATTGAATCGAGCCGAGTACACCTGTCCCGGCAGACAAGACGGCGTTGAGAATACTGACGTACTCCTGATCCAGGAAAGAGTTGAGTGAAATGGCAGTCAGTGCATTGATTGATGATATGATGAGAATCGGGATGTTGAATCTGGAAGACAACTTGTTGTAGTACATATGGTCTTTCGAATGGTGAGCAGCGTAGTCGTTACACTGCTGTTCGATTTTGGTAAGGAAAGCCTCCTCGCGATCGTGCCACGGGTCTTCCTTCATACTTTAACGCACTACTTTTTTCTACACATACAATAATGGACTTTGTCAAGAAAATTCCACCGACCTGGTTTGCAATTGCAGTTCTCATTGTCATTGTACTCGTCCTGTTGTTTCGCCAGCGTCGTTCCGGGTATACACCGCCGACTGGTACACCAATCTCACTTATGGATCTTCAGGAGTTTTCTGCATTCACACCTGAACAAAAGACAAAGTACATGCAGATGATTACAGAGTCGTCTGCTCAGTTGAGCCAGGCAGCCGCATCAAAGTCCTATGATGCTTTTTTTGCGACTATATCAAATATTATGAGACAAGTGATTCAGACGTCTCCTACTGTGGTGGTCCCCCCGCCACCTCCTCAGTCCGTGCCCGCTGCCATGGCCCCTCCACAGATGATGCCCCCCACCCCTCCTCCGGCTATGTAGAAACGCACGCTTTCTTTGCCGCAGTGACGACCCTCGGTTTGAACGGACCGATGATATGACCCAGGACATCGATGTCTGACGGCTCGAGCTTGTATTCGCTGCATGCTGAGTAGTCGCCTGCGAGGAACTGGAGTCGAACGACCGTGTCGATGGCATCCCTCGACAATTTGTTCGTTCGACGCATAAGAGCCTCGAGCTTCTTGTGACGCATGCATATGTTCTGGTACTTTGTCCACAGACTTCCCGTCCGCGGCACCTTGTTCATGGGTCGCATGAGACGACACGGCTGGATGCACGACGTCATGGTGAACATCGGCATGATGATGTTCCAGTCGTACTTGTCGTACACATCCGTGTCCAAGAGGTCCGCTTCAGACATGAGGTCTGCAATCTGTGCGAGAGTATCCACGTCGCCGTTGACGCGGTCGGGGTAGTTTTCCTGGACGATGCTCCACACGTGTCCGTGTTCGTGCGTCGTGTCGCCGATGCGAACATTTTTCCATTCCCCTCGTAAAAGACGATGGACGTATTCTTTCGGTGTTTCAAACTCATCGGGCGCCGAATTTCCGTACGTGTCCAGAACAGCTCGTCTGTGATTGATGCCGGTACACTCATGATAGACGGTCTGGGGCGTCAGTTTCACTGGGGTCAACGCGATGACGACCGTCGGACTCTTGGACGAAATGGCACCCTGAATCTCACGAACGCCGATGAGATCCTGGATAGACTCCCATTCGTCGATTACGATAGGTAAAATAGAGTATCGAAGACGCTCGAACATGTCCAGGGTCCCCTGACGTGTCTTGAACACGTCGGGTTCAAGAAACAGACAGTGGCCGAGTTTCTCCTTGACGAGTGTTGTTTTCCCAGTGCCTGGTTTCCCGTGGACGCACATCAAAACACCAGGTTGCGCAAAGACTGGATCGTTTATTTCTGCCTTCTTCTTAAGAAAGCGATCCATGTCTTCGAGCGAATCTGGTGATGACGATGAGTCTCTAACGAGGCAGATCCTTAGTTTGGTCTGGGAAAATAACGCGTTCGTTCCATACGTGGGTGCGTGGCTCTTGTACAACGTTCTTGTCCTGTGTCTCCTGGTGTACATTGCAGTTAGGACAGGTGCGTAGCACCTGTGCGCCGTAACAACGGACTGTGCCGCCTCCGCCTTTTCAGACTTGGTCTGTCATGAGTCTAGGTGGCGTCTGCTTCATCACGTCGTACAGGGTGTCGACTGACGCCTGCATGAACCCCTGCTGCTCAGACGCGGCAAAAACCTGATCCAGATTCGCGAAATACATGCCGTCCTCGTCCGCCTCGTCCAGAGGAATCATACGTACGGCACGGTCCATGCTGACGGCGAGCGGCTGAAGCGCCAGGTTGACGTGGTCGTAATCCTGCATCTTGTCTGCTGGTTCTGGGAACAGAGCCGGTGGAACGTGCGTCAGGGGTGTGTACGTGTCGCTTGGAATATCACGCAGGGGAGTCACAGTCGTGTCAGGCTTCAGGGACACCATAGGTGGAGGATTCGCGTTAGTGGTCGGCTTGTCGTACACCACCTCGGCCATAGACCCACGGGCCTGGTAGTTGCTGCGGGTCGATCCGAAAATGACGAGCGCCACGAGCAAGATGATGAACGTCCACACGATGAACGGTCTGACTTTAAATGGCTTAAGAGCAGCCATAGTTACTTTTGTACAAGAAAATGATTGTGGACACGTTCCAGTTCTTTAACGAGCTGGA